GTCAGAAAAAAAAGTTTGGTGGGTGGATTGTAATTAATAAATCTACTGGTGAGTGGGCAGTTTGTGAAACACCTACAGAACATGAAGAGTATAAGAAGACAGCACTAGATTCTGTTAAGAATAATTTTAAAGCAATAGACAAAGGTGAACCTTTTAAAAGATGTTATGATGATGTGGCAGAAACTTTTAGAAGTAAACCTACAGGTAATAGAGTTTTGGGTTTTGTATGTTCATACTGCCCATACAAACTTCCTTGTTGGGGAAGAGATAAATTGCAGTTGTTACCACAGCAGCAATCTAAAGGTAAGAATCCGAAATGGGTTTGGTACACTTCTGTAACAAATCCAAAAGAGGAGACTAAAGAGTATGGTGGGGAGTAGTTTGAGGGGTCTGTTTCTCACCATCTCTTATTATGTTGTACTTTATAATATATAAAAATAAAAAGGAGAAAGATTATGAAACGTTTACAAATGTTATTTTTGACAATGAAAAAGAAGCTAATGAGTTTGGTAAAAAAAGTATGAAAAGAGGATTTGAGCATAAAGTAATAGATTATAATAAAGAAAATATAGATAAATACTGGTATAAATGACAAAGAAAAAAGAAAATTTTAATCTAGTAAATTCTCTCAAGGTACTAGTTAGTCCTTGGCAAAAAGGTTTTACTTGTGGTATAGTTATGGATAGTAAATCTAAAATGACTACCGAAGAATATGAATTATGTTCTACAATAGCTAGAGGCATGATAAAGATGGCAACTACTGACCCCCATTCAACGTTTCTGTGGGGACTCCGTGGATTTGCAGAAGATAAAAAGAAAGGATCAAAAGATCTTAGCATTAGTTCTGTTGCAGAATTTGATGAAGAATCTAATGTTGTAGATTTTCTTGAGTATCTAAAAAAGAAACGAGACAAGGAGTTAAACTAGTGGCAACACATTTAGTTATGGGTGACCCTCATTGCACACCCAAAGCAAGCAATGATAGATTCTTATGGGCAGGTAAACTTGCACACGATCTAAAACCTAACACCATAGTATGTATGGGAGACTTTTCAAGTATGGATTCTTTATCTAGTTATGACAAAGGTAAGAAACAATTTGAAGGTAGAAGATACAAGAAAGATATAGATCATGCTCATGATGCATTAGAAAAGTTTAATAAAGGTCTCAATGGTAGACGACCAAGAAAAATCATGTTACTTGGTAATCACGAAGATAGGATAGATAGAACAGTAGATGACATACCAGAACTTGAAGGTACAATTAGCACAGACGATTTTAAATTTGAAAAATTTGGTTGGGAAGTTTATCCATACCAACAGCCTGTTAATGTTGATGGTATATACTATTGCCATAATTATCCTACTGGTGTCATGGGGAAGCCTATTAGTGGGGACAATGTTGCTCGTTCTCTTCTCTTAAAAAATAAAGTATCTTCTACTGTAGGACATATACATACATTTGATTATGCTATGTGTGCCCTACCATCTGGTAGAAAATTAATGGGTCTATCTGCAGGATGTTACTTGCATCATAAGGAAAACTATGCTAAAGCTACTCAACAGATGTGGTGGAGTGGATTGGTAGTTAAGCGTAATGTATCTAAAGGTGAGTACGATCTAGAGATGATAGAGTATAATACAATTAGGAGAAAGTATGGTAAAAAGTAAAAGAACATATGTATCTTTAAAAGAACATGGTCATGATATGTCTTATGAGAATGAGAGAAAACATGATAATGTACATTCACCTTCTCATTATAAACATGGTAAAAAAGAAACTATAGAAGTTATAAGAGACTGCACAACTAGTGATGAGTATCATGGATATCTTAAAGGTAATGTTTTAAAATATGTTTCTCGTTATAAATTTAAAGGAGAACCTTTAGAAGATTTACAAAAAGCTAGTTGGTATTTAAATAGACTAATAAAGGAGGTCAACAATGGGGCAAGTTAAACAAGCAGTGTTAGAAGTAGAAGACTTTGTTTCTGCATGCATTAGAGATGGTAGAACTCTTAATCAAACTATAAGAGATGCTAGAGAATCTAAAGCTGCAAAACATAATCCATATCTTGATGATGAAGATATGGTAGAAAATAAATATTATCAATTTAAAGGAGCATGGTAATGAGTATTAGAGAGTCAATGATAAAAGCGTTAAGAAAAAAATATGAAGCAGATGTAGAAGAAGCTAAAGCAACTGCTGAAATATACCTTGAAAGACCTGCAGGTATAGGTGAACACCCGCAGTTTATACAAGAGTTAGATAAGTTAATGAGTAAAATAGCTGAAGCAGAAGATAAATTAACAATAGTAAATCAGCGTTTTGATTTAGATATGCCATTTTAATAGGAGGAAATATGACAGATGAGAAACCAAAAATACAGCAACCAACAGTAACACCAAGAACATATCTTGTAAGTTCAGAAC